CTAATTTAACGACATTTTTATCAACAGCTGCAACAGGTACAACGTATAATTCACCACTTACGTTTATGGACCCAACTAATAATTCGTTTAGTGGTGTATCATTTAACATAACACCAACAAATACTTTACCAGCATTCTTTACAGGTACAACAACACCATATACTGCATATACTTCTGGTGTAACTGTACATTATTCAGGTACTGGATACGCTAATATTGAAAATAAAATAGTGGCATTATTGCGCTCTAGAGGTGAGTATGATGGTCAAGAGGTTCTTAATTTTGAGGTTACTGGTTATACCAATACCGATGACACTCACGTTGTCTTTGGTTCAACACCTTCAACGGCTGCGTCAGACCCTAAAGGTGATTTCTCACTTACGGGTAACGCTTTAACTTTAGATAATTTTAGTTATGAATGTTCATTCGATAAAACAAAAAGAAATTATATTACTAAGGTTCTAGGTAGAAACGAAAAAGATGGTAAGACAGCTTTATTTGTTGAGGAAATTTATCAAAATATGTTTGAAAAAGATGTTGCCGATGGTAAGGTTAGGGCTATTAATATAGTATCACTAATTGATTACACAGCTACTCAATCCATTCCATTTGATGACTACAAACAGGAATACACCCCAGCGGTTACACCTTATGTTGTGTCAGAACTTCGAGGTACAAATCTACTTAGATTGTTCAGAATGTGGACAATTTCTGATGGTAATTCAGCAAATGAGTTGGTTAAGATATCGGTTACAAATATTAAACCAGATGACAGAGAGTTCGACATAGAGGTTAGAAGTTTCTATGATACTGATGCTAATAAAAATGTTGTTGAGAAATTCTCTAGGTTGACAATGAACCCATCGTCAAACAATTATATTGCTAAGAGGATTGGTACATTGGATGGTGAATACGCATCAAAATCTAGTTATATTCTTATTGAGCTTGATGATTCAACTGACACTAGTGAAACCTTCCCAGCAGGGTTTGTTGGTTTCCCAATTAGAGATTATACTCAAAGTACTAACACAGATATCATAGAACCTAATATTCTTTATAAACAAACATATGGTCAGTTTGAAAATAAAAGAAAGTTCTCATTAGGACTTTCAAATACCGTTGGTATCGATGCTGACTTCTTTGATTATAAAGGTGTTCCAGATAGTACCGATATTAATATGTGGACAGGACTTACTAAAGGGTTCCACATGGATATAGCGGCTACTGGTGCAACAATCGATGGTGTTGAAATCGTAATAGATAATACTGGTGGAACTTACTCCCCAGTATTCCTATTCGACACAGGGTGTTGCCCATTCCAAACTGATTCTGACATCGATGGAACGGATTACGAGAAAATTTACGCACGTAAATTTACATTAGCACCATATGGTGGATATGATGGATGGGATGTTTATAGAGACCGAAGAACAAACACAGACACTTACGGTATAAGTGGTGTTAGAGGTGGTAGAGGTTTGGGTGAAGGCGTTTTTGAAAACCGAGTATTGTCTAATGGTGATTTAGGTATCAATTCTGATTACTACGCATACTTGGAAGGTATTTGGTCATTTAGAAATCCTGAAGCAGTTAACATTAACGTGTTCGCAACACCAGGTATTGATGGTACTGAAAATAGTGACCTTATTGAGGCTTCGATTGAAATGATTGAAGAGGATAGAGCTGACTCGTGGTATATCATGACAACGCCATACGTTAATGCGGCTGGTGAAGTTCTTACAGCTGAAGAAGTTGCTGATACTTTGGATGGTTACTATGATAGTAGTTATACATCTACTTATTTCCCATGGGTACAAGTAAATGATACCGAAAATAACGTTTATATTTGGTTACCACCAACGAGAGATGTTGTTAGAAACACAGCATTGACGGATAATATCGCATTCCCATGGTTTGCGGTAGCGGGTATCCAAAGGGGTAACGTTGACGCTATAAAGGCTAGAAAGAAGCTTACGTTGGACGAGAGGGATACGTTGTATGCTGGAAGAATTAACCCAGTAACAACTTTCGCATCTGAAGGTATTAAAATATGGGGTAATAAAACAATGCAAGTAAAAGAAACTGCGCTTGATAGGGTTAACGTTAGACGATTACTTCTTCAAGCTAGAAAACTTATTTCTGCGGTTTCTATCAGGTTGTTATTTGAGCAAAATGATGATGTTGTTAGAAATCAGTTCTTAACGCTTGTTAATCCAATATTGGATAACATTAGAAGTGAAAGAGGTCTTACAGATTTCCGTGTAGTTCTTGTTGATACTCCAGAGTCAATCGACAGAAACGAATTAAATGGTAAGATATTCTTGAAGCCTACACGTTCTCTTGAATACATTTCGATTGAATTTAACATCCTTAATACTGGGGCGTCTTTCGAAAACGTATAAGGTAGTATAGAAATACCAATATTAAAAAGCCTAGATTAGTCTAGGCTTTTTTTATATATAATGATACCTAACCTTTATTTATTAAAATTTCTGTAGTGTTTATCATTTTTCTTATTTTCTAACTATTTATATACAACAATAATAATTAATATTTAAAAAACTAGAAAAATGGCTGACTTACTAATGAAAATGCCTACTCCGTATGAACCAAAAAGGAAGAATAGGTGGCTCTTGAGATTCCCTTCAGATTTGGGTATTCAAGAGTGGTGGTTGTCTTCAGCATCAAGACCTACAATTACACAATCTGACGTTGAGGTTCCGTTTTTGAACACATCAACTTACGTGTTGGGTCGTTTCACATGGGAGACAATTGACGTTACGTTTAGAGACGCTATTGGACCGTCTACAACCCAAGCAATAATGGAGTGGGTACGATTAGGTTCTGAATCTATTACAGGTCGACAAGGTTACGCTGCTGGATATAAAAGAGACATCTATTTGGAGATGCTTGACCCAACAGGTGTTGTTGTTGAGAAGTGGGAGATGCAAGGTACAATGTTAACAACTGTTAACTTTGGTGACTTAGGTATGGATGACGATGGAATCGCTGAAGTTACTGGGACACTTCGCTTCGATAGAGCGATACTTCTGTTCTAGCAGAATCGCTCTATTAAATTTAATACTTGCTTTACTTTTTACGCATTTAACTTTAAAATGTGTAAAGGGTGAAGCATTTTTATTTAAAAAATGTTATACCCGATATTTAATATAAAGTGTTATGGATAGAAATTTTAAGTTACTAACTAAAAAACAAATCTATGAAAGGTTTGACGTTGAGTATATCAAAAAACTAATTGAGTATTCTGATAATAGGAATCCTATAGGTACAAAAACAGCAATACATAAAGCTTTGTTTGAGGAGTTTGGTGCTGATGATAAACCTAATAAGTTGAACGAATTAAAAGACCTTGAAAAGATAGAAGATACAGAAAATGTTCAAATACCAAAAGCTTTATTTGATGAAATGATGAAGTTTTTAAATAATAACAAAAAATAATATAGTTTTATAATGTCTGAAACAAAACCAAATGTTTTTCCACAAGGGGATGAAAATAAACCCTCTGGAGAACCCGAACAACCAGTTACTGGTGTATATCAAATACCAGATGAGCAGAGAGCTGCCGCTGAAGAATTAAAGAAGAGAGCTGATGAAGAGGTTGCCGCTAGGAATGCCGCTATTGAAGCGAGTAAGGTTGTTGAACAACCAAAACCAGTAGCTAAACCTCAAGTTAAAGAACCAACACTACATCCTTTGGCTGAACCTAAGTGGGATGCCGCATTTGATTTGGTACCATTACCATCAAAGGGTAAGTTATATAAAGGTGTTAGGGAAAGTGTTAAGGTTTCTTACATGACAGGTTCTGATGAGAATATTCTAACATCACCAAATCTAGTTCAAAGTGGTAAGTTCTTGGAAATACTAATAAGTAGAAACTTATTGGAACCAAATCTAAAATATAAGGATTTACACGTTGGTGATAGAAATGCTTTGATGATTTGGTTAAGAGCTAGTGCTTTTGGTAATATGTATAATGTTACTGTTTTTAATGATAAGTATGAGGAGGTTGAAGGTGAGGTTGATTTATCTGAATTAAAATATAAGCACTTGGGTGCAGAGCCAGATGATAATGGTTTGTTTGATTTCAAGTGTCCAGTTAGTGGAGATGAGTTAAAGTTCAAATTTCTAACAGCTGGTGATGAAGATGAGGTTGAAGCGATACTAGGTCAAGAAACAAAGGATGGTGTTGAGCTTAATAATCGTTCAACATACACGCTACATAAGCAAATTATGGGTGTTAATGGTGATTTTAACAGTGAAACAGTTAAGAAGGCCATTGAAAATATGAGAATAGGTGATATAAAGGCATTTAGAACCTACGTTGATAACATAGAGTCGGGTATCGACTTAAAGGTACAAGTTAGGACAAGTGGGGGTGAGTCCGTTTCTACGTTTCTTCCCATTGAGTCCAGCTTTTTTTGGCCTGACCTCTGATTACAGAGCCTATTGGGAGGAGGAACTTTATATATGTAGAAAGCATATAGGGTGGTCTCGTCAGGATTTAATGGATATGTCTATAAACAGTAGACGCTATCAAATTCACTTGCTTAAGGCTGAAAACCGAGCGAGGGAGGAGCACTATGAAGAACAGAGAAAAAGCAGTGGTTCTGGTGGTGGTAATAGAACTAGGAGTATAAGTGGTGATGAACTTAAGAGTAAATTAAGGAGTGGTGAAATAAATGGTTAATTAAGTATATTTATAATAAATGAATTATTAAAATGATACTCACTGAAAACCAATTAAAGAATATACTTGAATCTTTAAATTTAAAGTCCCCATTTAAAAACCTATCTGTTGGTACAATCATTGTCGCCAAAACAAAACATAAAAAAACAGGTGAGGAGTATGAATTAAAGTTTAAAGTTGTTGAAGACTTAGGTGATTCAATAAGGCTTGAGAATATAAATCAAGGTTCAACATTTACTGGGTTTAATTGGGTAGTTAAGAAGGATGAGGATGTTAGTGATTCTGACATAAAAGCAACCGTTGCTAGTAAGAATACCCCAGATAATAAAAAATCTTATACATTAAAGAGGATATCCGATATGGATGTTGAAAGTGCGTCTGATGTTGATGGTGAAGATAACGCGCCTGTTGGTGATGAAGATGACTTAGAGCAGTGTGTTATAGATAAGGAGTCTAAGGGTCATGTCGAGAAATACCCAGCGTGTTATAAAGATAGGGTAATCCAAGAGGAATTAGACGAATTACGGGACACAATAAAAGAGGGGAAAGGTTTCTTTTTTGAGATATCTGAATCAAAAAAATTAGCTTTTAATGTTTTAGAAAAGACAGATAAATTAGCTAAAATGGAGTTAACTGAGGTTGGTGATTCTAAGTATAATGATTTAAAGGGTGGTAAATTCAGTATATTATTTAAAAGTGGTACTATTGAACCTTCAGATACTGAAGAGTTTTATAGAAATTTTAACATAATATCAGCGGTTGGTGGTAAGGTTGAGACTATTGAGGATGTTAGTGATTACGGTGTGTCTGAACTGGATGAGGATGATATACCTAAGGGTGTTGATGGTATTTCTGATGGTTTAAAAAAACTAATAGATGAAAATGAGTACTTTAAATTAACATTAGGTGATTCAAGCACCATGACTTTTAGTGTTGTTGATAAAAAAGAAGCAAAGGTACTTGGTAAAGAGTCGACCTTAAAGTCTGCAACAATAAAATTAGTAGATACTGATAATGAAGAGTATTCTAAGCGTGTTGATATACAATTAGTAATAGACTTTTCAAAACCAGATGATATAATAAAATTAAATGGTGGTGCCTTTGATTTATTATTAAAAGGTAAACAAGCTAAAAAACCATTTTTATTAAAAAATATCAAAAAATACGAACCAGCATCATTTACTGGGGTTGAGGATAAGGTTGAGGAAGAATCAGAAGAAGATTTACTTAATCGAATTAACAGTGACCCTAGACTAAAGAAATTTTTTGTAGATAGACCTAAACTTTTAGGTTTTATTGAGGGTGCGGACTATACTGGGTTATCTAGGGTTTATGGTATATTACGGAAGAAGGGGTTTATTGAGGATGGTGATTCTAAGGGTAATATTAAAACCGATTTCAGTAATAATAAAAAGGTTAGTTTTATATTTGAAAAGGATGTAAATTTAGGTACTAAACCAGGTTCTAGTGAACCTCAATTAAAATTAGATGGTAAAGTTGAGAATGTAGCTAAAATACGTAAAATCAAAGGTAATGTTTCATTTATATATAATCATAAAATAGATGATAAAAACAATATAGATGTTAAATTAGAATTAATAGATGAAGGTAAGGATATGATATTTGCCGCTAAAGTTTATACAGACGAACATATAGCAAAGAAAGTAAAAATAAAGGTTGATAAAGTT